CCAATTTCTACCATCCAGCCGTTATCGTAACGATTAATGCTGATATTTTCATTTACTTTTGCTAATTTACTTAATTGTGACATTTTATTCTCCTTGAGGGTATTTTGCTTGAAACGGTTCAGCATACTGCTGAATGTTATCTGCAATCTTTTGTAAATCATACAAATTGCAAAACTTCAGCAGTCTAATGCCTACTTGATCAACTGTTTTAGGTTGAACATTTTTTACAATAGTATCAATAGTAGTTCTAATGTTATCTGGCTGTGCAGCCAAATCAATTAGTTTACGATTACGTTCATAATCTTCTAATACACGATGTTCTTTTCCTTCATGATCAACCCAACGTTGCAACATGAGATTGTTCCACGCGAAGCCCTTACTTTTACGATCTTCAAATGCTTCTTGTAATTTATTTTTACGCACTTTTGGAAAAGCACTGAACACGTTATCTGTAGGATCACCACGCATACATTTTTCAAATAAAAGCCATTCTGGATTGGGAACATCCTTAGCTTCTTTTGTTTTTTTATCAATAACACGTTTACCTTTTTTATCTAAGATACCTTCGTATGTAGTAGTTGTTTCTTGTACACCGTTATACTGCCGAACATTTGGTGCAATCAATTGTACGAAGTCGCTATCTGTTGAAATGATAACATGTTGATCGTTTGGATGTGCTTGAATGAATCCTGCAATTAAATCATCTGCTTCTAATTCTTGATGTTGTAATACTGTGCAGTTAGTCTTTTCACTTAAGAAAGTTTTGAATGTATCAAACGCTTCCCAAAATACTTTTTCTTCTTCTGCTTCTTTTTCTGTATGTGTGGCACGTGCATCACTGCGATTACGTTTGTAAGGAGCATAATAGTCCTTACGCCAGCTTCTACCCTCGAGGCAGAATACTACATGAGTGCCATTAAAGTCTTGCCATGCCTTTTTAATACTGTTCATTGTAATATGAAAAGCCATGCCTAGTTTGATATCAGCACTGCCGTTGATAACATGTCTAGCACGAAAGAATGTGTTTGCTGTATCAACTAAAATATAGTTCATTGTACTTCGGCCTTTCCATTGCCTAATTTGTTTACATTAATAAAACCAGCACCAGCACGGCTAACATCTTGACCAGCTTCTGCTAACATATTGCCTGCCAAGTCCCTAAACCAACGATCCACAATCTCTTCATCTGGATCACCATCAAATCCGTATCCGGCTTGCTTCAATTGTACTATAAAAGGTTCGTTCCAGTCAAGCTCAAAGAAACCGTTTCTTACATTATCTTTGTTTACATGTGTGTCCAAAACAGCAACCCAGGGTTCGCCTTTTTTGGTTGCACGTTCTTTTGGAGTTAATTTGGCAAGTTCTTCTGCTTCTTGCGCTCGAACTGTTTCGGCTACTGCTTTATCTCTAGCGGCTTGTAATTCTTCTTTTTCTTTTTCTAACTTGTCAATACCAAATATTTTTTTGATAAATTTTTTCATTTTAAAGTTTCCATATGATAGGTTAATGTTTCCAATGGAAATATTGGACTAATTTTATTTTCATAAAATGTAGTGTATTTTTCAGCAAACGGAATTAATAATTTTTGAAACCATGTTTGATCAATGCCTTCATTGAATGTCTTGCTATGCATTTTAAATTTAAAAGTACTGTAAGCATATCGTTCATGATAAGCATGACCTTCAACAAAATAACTTAATGTATCTGCGGTAAAGAAATGTTTATGAGTTGGGTCTACACAGGCCCACTTACTTCTAAAGTATGGAACAATAATAGTAATAGTTGCTCCTGGTTTAGAAACACGATGTATTTCCTCCATAGCACGAACAACATCACTTAAATGTTCTAATACATTGTCCAAATGTATTACATCAAATTCATTATTTTCAAAAGGCCAAGGATACACATCTAAGTTGTGTACAACATCTGCGCCTACATTTTCATTAATATCAACTGTAATAATAGTATCACCTGGATTACCAGGACGTTCTTTTTTACCGCACCCTAATACTAAAAGTCTAGCCATATTTTCCTTATACATCATCAAATAGTACTAAATTTGCCTTAATATCTTCTGACAAATTTGGTAATTGTTCTTCAACAATTAAATCAAATGCTATTGTAATACGTTCTTGATCCGCAACATGTACAGTTGTATAATGCGGAATACAATTTTGAAAAATTGTAAATTTTCCAATAGCATTTGGACTGTCAAAGATTTCGGGATCATTTAGTTGATTAACTGGGTTTATGTATACTGTAGATGTATCTTTACACTGAATTGATACATGACCACCTAAATAACTAAATGGAGTTATGCCGTGTATATGCGGTTTAATTTCTTGATCTTTTCTAAGAACATTTGCCCAACATTGGATCCACACTTTACGTCTAGGTAAATTAAGTTTAATTAGGAATTCTTTATATTTTTCAGTAATTCCGTTTTTTAATTTAGTTATTTCAGTGTCATTCCACATAAACACATTGAAATGTTTAAACCTAGAAGTTAGACTGTTTTCACCAAGTCCAGTATACGCATCTGAACTTTTAGGAAATTTATTCACAATTTCAGTTTCGTATGACAAAACAATCGATGCTATTTTTTTATAGTCTATATCTTCTATTATATCTTCGCCTAATACGTAAGACCACTCTGGTGCAAACGGTGTTTGTCTAGGCATACTTAAAAACTGGATTATTTCCATTAAGTTCCCCACTCGTTTTTAAACAAAGGTACTTGTAGTCGGTCACTGTATCTCCATCCTTTTTGCATGGCGAGCTCCTCCACATTTCTATTATTAAGAGTGTACACCCGTTCAACGCCACCGACAGGCATAATATACACAGGACCTTCAAACCCTGCCGCACGATATTCTTCAACTGCTCGTTCTGCATCTGCTACGTCCTGTTCATTTGTAACAACAAATTTTAAATAAACATAACCTACTTCTTGATATTCACATACCACTTCTGGAAGAATTGCCTCCTCCCACTTCTCACCACTACATGGAAGTTTAGCACTAACACTAAATGTTACTTGCCTAATACCTGGAATCTTATAAGACCACTCGCCCAAATATTCTTTAAATTCTGGAGTTAACTTTTGAGTACCGTTTGTTTCAAAAGTAATTTCTTTAAGTTGACTCATTGTTGGGTTATCTAATAAGTCTGGATAAGCACGTTGCCAACCTAGTAACGGTTCACCGCCCGTAATAACAAGATGTTCATCTAACCAAGTTTTATATGGAAGTATTTCCATAATACGATCTGCAATAGCATCTGTAGTAAGCATTGGGCTTAGATCTTTAAAACGTGGATCCCAACTAGCATAGCTATCGCAACCTGTACTAACTAAGGGTAATTCTTCATATTTGTTAAACATATGAACAATGTCGGCAATATCTTCAACTTCTGTGCTTAGTTCACCACGTGGCATACCAAACCCTGCACACTTAAAGTTACAGCCAAATGTACGTAAGAAAACGGACGGTACACCCATGTAACGTCCTTCACCTTGTATGCTGTAGAATAGTTCAGCAATTTTAATTTTACTCATACACAATCACCCTGTTCTGCTATTTTTATTGTAGTTGATCTTGTTTTACGCTCTTCTTTAAACTTTTCAACATCTTTAACTGCTAATTGTAACACATTTGCATAGTTAAGAGCAACCTGTTTATTCATAACAATACATGTTTCAAAATCTACATAACCTTTAGTTAACAGAGACCAAAGGTGTTGCCAGCGTGTTTTTGACCAAAAGTTAGTTCTAGTTTTGGTATAGATAGTTACAGTAACAATAGTATCTTCAGCTTCGATATCAATAGTATGGGTACAGTCGTCACTGCCACATTCACATACCGCCTTATACATTTTACTTGAACCCCAATCATTAACTTGAAGTATACCTTGAGCTGGAGTCTCTGCTTTCATCGTAAAACCTCTAGTGTTGAAATCTTAGCAATTTTTTCACCAAAGTCTTCGTCTTTGCCAATAATATATATT